CTTTCTAATACCATTGGTTTCATCAAGCATTTCAAACTGAAACTTAAGTATTCTAAATTCATGATCTTGATTAAATTGAATAATATCATCAATTAATTGTTCCATAAATAAAGTTTTACCTGTTCCAGGTCTAGCACCAACAACGGTGATAGTTCTCCATTCTAATCCATCACAAAATGCATCATTAAATTTTGGCCAAGCACTTTTTAATGACTTCAGTCTTCCTTTTCTTCTAGCATCTATTTTATAAATTGCTTTTTTGAGAGCATCTCTCTCACTTACCGGTATTAAAGGTGCGGCTCCATTGAATTGATTCATATTATGAATTTTTAATTATGTTCAGTTTTGTTTGGTTGTATAATCCATGAAATAAAGTTATAAGTATCTCAATTCCTATAAATTGTAAAATACTTAACTTAATTATGAAAATATCTGTTAAAGACCAACCTAACAAAGTTCCTAAAAATGCTAAAGCAATTAAAAACTTTTTATTTTTCATTAATCTACTCTCTCTTTAAAATAATCTATTACTTCATCTTCTCCACTGATTATTAGTTCACAATAAGTTGCTAAATCTGAATCCCAAGTTTTATCAGTATTTTGTTTTCTGATAAAATACTGTGATGTTCTCATATAGTCATATCTACGAATACTATATTCATTAACATATTTTAATGTAGCTTTAAGAATTACTTCCCAAGAATAATCATAATTCTCAAAAAACCATCTAAAACCATTCTCAAGAGTTTTAGGATTTACTCTAGCATATTTACTACTAGAAAGTTTTATATTAGGAAATATCTCATTGTATTGTTTTATGTTTTCAATAAAAGAATCTCCTAATAAATCTGTAGTAGTTTTCTTTTTTGCTTTTCTGAAATAACCATCTATTTCAGTAATAAAGATAATACTTTTTGATGTTAATTGCAAATTTCCATCAAGCCAACCATCATTTCGTAATTTTGTGCATTCTAATGCTTTATTTACAAAGTTGCCTACTACAATTTTTTCTTTGACACAATATAATACATAAAAAGTGTTAGGTGTTAAACCTTCTCTGATGAGTTTATTAAAGATTTCTGTCATTTTACCAAATTATTTTGTAACCATTATTTTCCATTACAACTTTAGATATCTTATTAAAGATATCATTACTATCCCATTTACTGCCAGTATAAGCAGCAGAAGCAGGATGTTTAACAGTAAACTTATAATTATTATCATTAGTAAGCTCAGACCATTCTTCAGCTTTTTTACCCATGTACACATAAATTAATCCCGGATTGTAGTTATTTAACCAATCTAATAAATATGCAGTAAATGATTTCCATATTTCATAATGGGCCCCAATCTTTTGCACTTCAGTAGTAAGTGCGGTGTTAAGCATTAGTATTCCTTGATTAGACCATCTTTTAAGATCCAAATCTTTACTTACCACATCATTATTGTATACAGTTCTGTCAACTTCTTGTAAGATAAATTTAAGACTGGGCTGCATGCTATTACTATTAGCACAACTAAATGCAATACCATCGGCAGCACCAAGTTTTGGATAAGGATCTTGTCCTATGAACACCACTTGTAGTTTATCATAAGGGCATTCTTCAAATGCTCTGAATAAATATTTTAGAGGTGGTGTAAACCTTTTTTCTTCTTGGTTTAGCTTCCATAGTTTTAATATTATATCATCAAACTCAGAACTAAATATAAAAGATTTAAAAATTCTATCCCACCCACTATCAGTTAGTTTGACAAACATTTTTTGTTTAATTTCAGATAAATCCATTTTTTTTATACTTTTGATAAAAATTAATTTTATGAGTACAGTAAAAGTTAAAGAAATAAAAGATGATGCTATCATCAATGTTCCTGTCAATAAGAGTTTTTATATCATGGTAAAAGCTTTATTATATAATCTTTTTTTAGAATTACAAAAAAAAGGTATTACAGAAGAGTTTTTACAAACATTGATTAAAAAGCCTTACGCAGAAATGACAGATGAGCAAAGATCTTTTTATACAGTAACTTTGTTACTAGGTGAGATTGAAAGACAAGCTACTTTGAATGATGCTTTTGAAGAAAAACAAATCAATGTAGATAATATGGTTAAACCAGAAGAATCTGAACCCGACTCTAAAGATTAATATTAAATTGATCTTTGCCTATTTGAATACATGCTTCAATAGCTAACATTAAATCACTCTTACTACACTCTCCAAAAGACTTACCAGTTAGTCCAGATTGTTCTTTTATAACCAGTTTCATTTCTTCAAAAGTATAACCGGATTCTTTTGCCAATTCTCTAATACAAGCATGAACTTTTGCAAGTTGTGCTTTAGTATGATCATGCGCTATAAGATCAAGAAACATTTCAATTTCTTGATTCTCAGACAACCCTTCTACAAAGATTTCATAAGCAAGTTTATCCTGAATACGGCTATAAACAAGCTTTCCTTCTTTTTTTATAAATTTTCCTGAAAACATTACTTTTTAGTATTACAATATTTCTTTTCAAATTTTTCCCAACCTTTAGAATCAAACTGCGCAATAAGTAAATCAAGTTTTATTTCTTTTTCATGCTCATCACACATACCAATACCTTCAATGTCTAAATCAGGACTATATCTTGTGGTAGCAGGTTTTTCACATTTAATACATTTTAATCTAGACATCTTTTATTAATTTATATAAAAACAACAATAAACTCAAAGCCATGATAGTAATAGCTATTATTTCAATAGTCTCATTCATAAGTCTAAATTTATATTGTTATTACTTAAAATTTCTCTAATCTTTTTTCTAATTTGATCATAGGTATCTTTAGTTTCTTCATTTACCACATCATTATACTTTATTTCAGATCTTAAGTGTTGATCTAATTCCCACATTGCATTTTGCCAATACCATCCGTCTATAGCTGCTCTAGCATCTTCTATAGAATCATATTCTAAAATTACTTTTGCCATTTTATTAACTGTTTAGTAAAAACATATCTGTATTTAGTATATCTCTAATATAATTTACATCTTTATACTTATCATTTTCTAAAGTCCATAAGCCCATATTCTTAATTCTTTGATTTCTTAAAGTAATAATGGAATAAGCTGTAAGATAACTATTATCTGAGTCAGAACTTGTAAGCATTTTTATTAAATTATGTTGTTCATCTTTTTTTATACAATCAGTTTTCAAAAGTAAGTTTAATTCTGCTAAAAAAATGAATGGTCTAAACTGACCTTTTTTCGTACCTGATGCATACATTAGCCATAAATATCCAATATTGCTATCTTCTGATCTAGAAACAGCGACATGCTCATTACATATATCTTGTATAAGTTTTTTTATTTTTACATCACTAAAATTTTTTATCATAATCTTAAAAATTTAAATATTGCTTGTAACTTCTTATGTTCTTCTATTATCCACTCTGGAGTAAATACAGCTTCATGATGATCAAATTCAACTAATGTGTGATAATCTATTGCATGAATAAATAAAGCTTTCCAAGTTTCTCCTGATTTATTAAAATATAATGATATAGACCCGCTAACTCCATTAAATCTATAAGCTTGATGATCTTTAGCTGATCTAAAAAATCCATGTTTTACAAGTTTTTTACCTATTAATTCCGTATCTCTTAGTGTCATAGTTAAAATATGTTTTTCTCAAAGTACTCTTGTGGAGATAATGAAGTTCTTTGTAATCTCCAGTAAATGGTGCTATGTTTAAGCTTTAATAACTTACAAATAGTATAAAGAGTATAGACTTCATCTTGATAAGTGACATAGATATTATTCCTTCTATTTGAAGCTTGTTCTTTAGGAGTTGCCCAAATACAATTTTCTTTACAATAGTCAGCATTATTATCAATTCTCTCAATTGTTGAAGCTGAGAAAGGTTTATTACCCATATCACTTACAAAAATCCAAAATGAATTTTTCCATTCATCACACATCTTAATACCTCTACCACCATAGTTACTGTATCCAGTTGCTCCTACTTGATAGCATCTTTTTTTAATTCCATCCCAAGTTTGATACAAAGGATGTTTACTTGGATTACCTGTAGTACATAATTTAGAACAAGATTTTGTTTTACCTCTTTTTACATCACTAGCGTTTTTAATAATAAAATTTCCGCATTCACATTCAAACACCCATTTTTCACTACCGGCATAATTAATTGCTGTTAACTTATTGAATTTCTGACCTGTAATGTTTATTTCTTTTGTTCCCATAATTATACAATTTGAGACAAAAGTAATAAAAAAGTAAAACAATACCTAATTGTATTCCAAGGGATTATCTCATCATGAAGTTCAATAAATTGTTTGATATAGTCAGCTTTTCTATTATGCTCATACCTAATATTTTCTCCACCATACTGTGATATTTTCCTTTCCTGTATTTTAGGTACCCATAATAAATGTTCTCCTGGGAGCTTATGGGCTAGATTATACTTGTGTTTTCCTTCATTATGAGTAAGAAATATTACTTCAGCCTTAACAGAGTTATTATCCCAATTGTTTGTTCTTGCATGATGAGCAACTAAATTAAATAGATGTCTATATTTATCTAACCAATTGTCATGAACAATAACAGGACTAAAGTTTAAATGAACTTCATAACCAGCATCTATAAATCTAGGAACTGCATTAAGCCTTAAATTAATATCTGATGTATTTGGTTCTAATAACTCTCGCCAATCTTCTGGCATCAAGCTAAATCTAATTCTAATTTTTCCTTCTGGATTAAATTTTAGTAATTCACTATTTATATACTTGGTAGCA